GGTCATGAAGACCATCAAGGCCCGCGACCTCTGGGATCAGATCTGTCGTGCTGCCTGGGAGTCGGCTGACCCCGGTCTGCACTTCAACACGACCATGAACGACTGGCACACCTGCCCGGCCGGCGGCAACATCCGCGCGTCCAATCCGTGCTCGGAGTACATGTTCCTGGACGACACGGCGTGCAATCTGGCTTCGGCCAACCTGATGAAGTTCACGACTCGACACGGCAACGGTCCGCTCGTGTTCGACGAAGGCAGCTTCATCCACGCCTGTCGCCTGATCCAGATCGTGCTCGACATCTCGATCACGATGGCTCAGTTCCCGTCGAAGCAGATCGCTCTGCTCTCGTATCAGTATCGCACCACGGGTCTCGGCTTTGCCAACCTGGGCGGCATGCTGATGTCGGCTGGCATCGCCTATGACTCTGACGAGGCTCGCGCCTTCGCCGGAGCAATCTCGGCGATCATGACTGGCGTGGCCTATCGCACCTCCGCCGAGATGGCGCGGGAGCTTGGCTCGTTCCCGGAGTACGAGACGAACGCTGCATCGATGATGCGTGTGATGCACAACCATCACGCCGCAGCAGAAGAGAGCGGATCTGTCTCCTATGCCGATCTCTCGATCCGTCCGGAAGGATTGGATTGGGACCACGAGTATCAGGAAGGTCTGGCCTCGAAGGCTGCGGAGATTTGGGCCGATGTTATGGACCTCGGTGTCCAGTTCGGCTTCCGGAACGCCCAGACCACGGTTATCGCCCCGACAGGGACGATCGGCCTGGTGATGGACTGCGACACCACCGGCATCGAGCCGGACTTCGCGCTGGTGAAGTTCAAGAAGCTGGCCGGCGGCGGCTACTTCAAGATCATCAACCAGTCGGTTCCGGCAGCGCTTCGCTCGCTCGGGTACACGGCGGCTGACATCGACGCCATCACGACGTACGCGACCGGAACCGGTCGTCTGCCGGTCCACTTCGAGACGGTTGCCCGCGGTGCTGGGATCGACATCTCTGAGTCGGCTGTACGCTCGACCTTCACCATCCGCTTCTTGGCGGATTGGAACGCGCTCGGCTTTACGGACGCGGAGATCGAGAAGGCAGACACCGAAGTCTGCGGAACCATGACTCTGGAGGGTGCTCCGGGTCTGGATGAGGCAGACTATCCGATCTTCGACTGCGCCAACAAGTGCGGCAAGATCGGCACGCGATCGATCCACTGGAAGGGTCACATCAAGATGATGGCTGCGGTTCAGCCCTTCATCTCGGGTGCAATCTCCAAGACGATCAACATGCCGAACGACGCCACCGTGGAGGACATCAGCAAGGCCTACATGATGTCGTGGAAGCTGGGGCTGAAGGCCAACGCGATCTATCGCGACGGCTCGAAGCTATCCCAGCCGCTCAACTCCGCTCTGATCGACGATCAGGACGAGGTTGACGGCACGTCCATCGTCGAGGTCAAGCAGGACGTCGTCAGGGTCGTCGAGAAGCTGGTGCGCAGGCGCGAGCGGATGCCGGACAAGCGCGTAGGCTATACGCAGAAGTCCATCGTGGCAGGTCACAAGGTCTACCTCCGCACCGGGCAGTACCCGGATGGTCGGCTTGGCGAGATCTTTGTCGACATGCACAAGGAGGGCGCCGCCTTCCGGTCCATGATGAACGCCTACGCGATCGCGGTCAGCATCGGCCTCCAGTATGGCGTGCCGGTCGAGGAGTATGTCGACGCCTTCACGTTCTTCAAGTTCGAGCCGGCTGGCTTCGTCCAGTCGCACGATCGAATCAAGAGCGCGACGTCGATCATCGACTGGATCTGGCGCGACATCGGCATCAACTACCTCGGCCGCGAGGATCTGGCTCACGTCACCCCTGACGAGAGCGAGAGCACCTCGGTCGGCCCGGGCGGTGTCGAGGCTCCCGTGGTGAACATCGACAATCAGATCACGATCAACGTGGCTGATGCGTCTGATGCTGCCTTGGCGAAGATCGCCTCTCAGGTCAAGTCGGCGCTGCCCAGCCAGCAAGCTGTTGCAAAGCAGTCCGGCTACACCGGAGATCAGTGCAGTGGCTGCGGCAACTTCATGATGGTGCGGAACGGCACCTGCTTGAAGTGCGAGGCGTGCGGCGAGACGACCGGCTGCAGCTGATGCACCTGTTCGTCGCCAAGAGGCACAAGCGCCTCTGGATCATCGACAAGGAAACGGATCAGGCGGTCTACACGCCGCCTGATTTCGTTCTCCTTCCGTCGAGAGTCCCTCTTCACTCTCTGGCGTTCGACCTCATGAGGCTCGGGCGTCGCGACATCAACCGGATCGCAGCATTCGAATGGGAGTTCAGCAAGCGCAATGTTCTCCGAACTCGAAATTGTGGAGCGGTGCCTGTTACTGTTCAAAAAGTCCGGGCGGTGGACGCAGAAGACCTGCGCACGGGATGGGCTTGGTAAGCCAGTCCCTGTTTTCAGCCAGGAGGCTCGCTCCTTCGACATTGAAGGCGCAATCCGACGAGCGGCTGGCGCTGAAGATCGAGGCGCGTACGCGCGCTTCGTCCCATTGATCAAGGGTCAGCTGGGCAAACACCCGTTCGACTGGAACGACCAGACTGGCCGCAAGCAGCAAGACGTGGTCCGAATGTTCGAGGACCTGGCTGACGAGTTCCGATTTAAGGAGGCATCATGACTGTAGCGAACGACAATTTTTCACAGGCGGACGTGGAGGAGTTGAAGAGATCGATCGACTCCCTGGTCCGCATCACCCACAAGATGGCCGCCCATTGGTGGATCGACCCGGTCACCGGAGAAGATCTGCGCAAGAACCCGCTGATGGTTCCGGTCAAGCTGGCTCTCGTCCACGGCGAAGTGTCGGAAGCACTCGAAGCGCATCGCATCGACGCGATGGACGACAAACTCCCCCAATTCCCGGGCATTTGCGTCGAGCTGGTCGACGTGCTGTTCCGTGTCGGCGATCTGGCCGGCGCCATGGGATACGACCTGGGCGCGCCAGCTGTGGCGAAGGCCCTAGTCAACGCAACCCGTCCCGACCACAAGCTCGAAAACAGGGCCAAGGCAGGCGGAAAAAAGTACTGAGACAGCAAGTTTCCGCTTGCTTTTTCGTGCGCTTGAATGCAAATAGCACTGCAAAAGGAGAACTACTTTGGACGCTAACGAAGCTGAGAAGCAAATCCTCGACCTGATCGCCGCCGAGCTGGGCCTTCAGAACCAGATGTGGGGCGACGCCAACGAGCGGGCCGACATCTCGAAGGGCCAACTGTTCGGTGCAGGCCTTGCCATGTTCACCGCCATGAAGGGCCGCCGCGAGCGCAACGTCGATGCCTTCTATGCGATCCCGGAGACCTACCCCAAGGACTGGAGCGGCTTCCGAGACTACGGCACGGACATCCCCTGCGGCGTCGTCGGCATCTGCTTCATGATCCAGGAAGCCAAGCGCCTCCTGATGGAAGGCGTTGACCCGACCCGTCTCGCTCGCCGTCCCGACCAGAAGTACAACCCGGCAACGGGCCTGCCGAACCAGGTCGAGGCTAACGTTCCGACCACAGCGGCACCCGAAGCCACGACTGCTCCGGAAGCTGAAGTCGAGGACGCTCCGGCGCCTGAGGCTGAGCCCGAGGCATAAGCCATGGTCGGTGTCTTCCTCGCCAATCACGTCCTCGACGGCCTGGGCATCTACGTGATCGCCACCTCCGTCTGGAAAGCTGCCCGCGGCTACCCCATCAGCCGCTGGTTTTTTTAGTCCCCTCGCGTTTGTTTGAATGCAACTGGTCCCCGCAAATGCGGGGGCCACTCAAAGGAGAACTACATGAAGAAGCTCTTTCTGATCGCTGCGCTCGCCCTGAGCGCGATGACCGCAACCGCCCACGCAGCCGACAAGTTTCGTCTCTGCACCGGCAATGCCGAGCTGAACTACGCCAAGGCCGGCCACTACCTGAAGCAGCGCGCTCAGAACGTGGACGTCGTCTACACCAAGGGCTCGATCGACAACCTCGACAAGATCGTGGCCGGCGAGTGCGACGGCGGCTTCGTCCAGTCCGACGCCCTGATGGTCTATTCGCAGCGCAACGCGAAGGCAATCTCGACGCTGGAGCGTGCCGGCGTCCTGTACCAGGAGCAGGTCCACATGATCTGCAACCGCAAGTACGACCTCGGTCGCATGGTGAACCTCAAGGGCGACATGACGGTCGCTGTCGGCCAGGACGGCTCCGGCGGAAACACGACGTGGCAGGGTTTCGTCATGGCTGACAAGGCTCGCTACGGCAAGGTCAGCACGTCGCCGCTCTCGGGTGACCGCATGCTCTCGGCAGTCGCGGATGGCTCTCTGGTCCAGTGCGGCCTGATCGTGACCGCTCTCAACGCTCCGTTCATCAAGAACGAAGTGCAGAAGGCCGGCGACGCTGTGATCCTGGTCGGCACCGACGACCGCGACATGACCAAAACCGCGGTCGATGCCCGCAAGCAGCCCGTCTACACCTACGGTGAGATCCCCGCGGACACCTATCCGCGCATTCAGCCGTCCGGCACGGTCTATGGCACCAAGTCTGTCGGCACGGTGCAGGTCGACGCAGTGTTCGTTGCCAACACCGATTGGATCGGCGCTCACGAGGACGACTACAACAAGATCCTCCGCGGCTTCAACGCTGCGAAGCCCGACATCCAGAAGCTCGCCAAGCCGCAATAACGGCAATGGCTACGGCGGTCGCCCTTCGGGGCGGCCGTCATTTTTCTGTTTGGAAATTTTTGGAGTGCCTACAATGTCTGACAAACAGAACACTGATCAGGAGCTGCTTTCATTCGTCCGCGAGGCGAGAAAGTTTCTCAAGTTCGTCGCCGACCCCGAATGGGCTGGATCAGCAGAGCTGACCGACGACGAGCAGATCGAAGAGATGAAGACCCATCTCGCCAAGACCCGCGAACTGATCGTGCTGCCGGAAAAGACCGTGATGCATTCGGTGCGCAATACCCAGACCGGGTTAGTACTGGCGCTGACCGGCATCACCCCTGACGCGGCCGAGCGTGCCCGTTTCCTGACAGGATTGATGCAGGCGCTACCTCGCCTGCTTGAGGCGATCGAGGATTCGTTCGTCGATGCCGCTTTCGCGAACGAGCGCATCAAGGAGCTGATCACGTCCAACAACGAGAAGCTGTTTGAGAACAGGGCACAGCGGGAACAAATCCGCCAGCTCCAGGCTCAGGTTGAGCTGCTCCTGAAGTCGATCCCGCTCAAGTCGGAGGCTTGACATGGACGATGAATTGTTCACGGCGCTTGTCGCGATCGGGGTCGCCGCGGTCTTGCTGGTTGCCATTGGGGTTTCAGTGGTCATCAACGAGCCGAAGTGCCCTCAAGGTTCACGCAAGGAGCTAGTCAGATCCAGCTGGTACTGCATCGTCGACCCGGTGAAGCCATGACCGGGCACCATTCAAAAACGGTCATCAAATTTCTCACCGACGAAGAAGCCGGTGAAGGGCTCGGCGGCTGGTGGATCCTCAGTATGGAGGATTTGAACGGCGATATGGGGCCTGACGGCGAAGGCTACTGCTTCGATGCAGTCGGTCCCTACGAGAGCGAGCAAGAAGCAAAGCGCATCCTGGAGGAGAATGCAAGCCTATGACAATTTCTGCAAAGAAAATTCTGCACAGCATTTCGACTGAGCAAATCGAACTGAAAACGGCGCTTGCGCGTTATCCGCGCTTCATCCACGCGGAAGAACTGACTCATCGCGTCCTCAGTTCCACGCCAGATATGATCGTCGAGATCAACGACGGCCTGATGTACGACCGCAATTTGTCACGCAATGCTTCAAGCTCTCGCGCGATCCCAGTGCAGCGGTTGATCGACGATATCTTGCGCGACACCGCGATGCCGATCCACTGGGGCAAGAACCAGAAAGGTATGCAGGCTGACATCGAGCTGTCGGACTATATGCCACACCCATTCGCCAATGATAATCAGCGCGCCGGCTCGCTTCTCAGTCCGCAACAGATGTGGTTTGAGGCTCGAGACCACGCCATCGCATTCGCTCGCGCCTACGACCAGGCTGGCTATCACAAGCAGGTTGTCAATCGACTCCTTGAGCCGTTCGCGCACATCAACGTGCTGATCACCGCGACCGATTGGGACAACTTCTTCGAGCTTCGCGACCACAAGGATGCTCAGCCAGAGATCCAGGCGCTTGCAGTCGCGATCAAGGAAGCGTTTGCAGGCAGCGAGCCGCAGCTGTTGCAGCCCGGTCAGTGGCATTTGCCTTTTGTGACCGAGCACGAGCAGGAGTGGCTGGAGCTGGAGACGCAGAAGAAGATCTCCGTCGCCCGTTGCGCTCGCACATCTTACCTGACGCACGAAGGCAAGACGCCCTTGGTTCACAAGGACCTTCAGCTCTTCAACGATCTGGTCGGCGCCCGCCCGCTCCATGCATCGCCGGCAGAGCATCAGGCCACGCCCGACTTCCGCGTGAATGGTCACGTCGGCCCTTACGGCGAATGGCGCACGGACCGATGGCAGCAGCCGCACCTCCACGGGAACCTCCGCGGCTGGAACCAGAACCGCAAATTCATCGAACGAGACGTCTTCAGGGAAGCTGCATGACCAAGATTGCCAACTCCTACTATTCTGCGGTTGTCGCCCACAAGGAAGTCGACGGTCTCTACCACGCGACCTTCGGCATTCCGGGCCATCCGCCGGAGTGGGTGAATGGCAAGGACGGGAAGCCACAGACGTTTCGAGACCACGATGAAGCGATGCTTGCTGGCTTCAAGATCATGGCCTCGAAACTGAACCGCGCCCGACACGAGCAGGATTTCCACGTCAAGGGCCACCACCACGGCAACAAGCAGACGAGGGTCTGGACCGCTCCCGCAGAGAATGGGCCGACCGTCGACAGCGTATTCGGGAAACGAGAATGAGCCAGAAGCATTACGTCAACTACTCCCTCATGGGGAAAGACTATCAGGCCGGGCCCTACTCCTCGGAGGCGGAGGCGGATCTGCACTACCAGGACATCCGGAGCTACGCCGGCATCTCGAACTGCTGGCTGGGCAACACCCGCGACGAGAGCCGTATCCTGATCGGAGAAGCGCAATGAGCCTGGAGGACAGCGACTTCATCTTCTGCCGGCACAGCGAGATCACCCGCAGTCGCATCGAGCGAGACCGCGAGTGGATCGACATCAGCGCGTATGGCGACGACTGGGAGGTCGAGATGGACGCACACGGCGACACGGGCAGCGAGCTGTCCTATCGCTATCGTCGCGTCAGCTTCAATGGCATCTCGACCGACTGGATCGCAGGCCGCCCGCCGACCGGGTTTCACAAGACCCGCGTCTGGTGCGCCACCTTCTACCCCCAGCCAGACGCAGTTTGGCGATCTCAGGATGGTGACATCGTCATCTACGGGAGGAAGGGCTCGACCGTGGGCTGCAGCGATCCGTCGTGCAGCATCTGGATGATCCCGGGCACCGGCCATGCCTGATCACGCGAACGACAACAAAAAGCTTGGCGAGGTCTACACCTTCGACGAGGTGTGCGCCAAGCTGAGGGTCAGCAGACAGTCGCTCTCGGACCTGATTGCTGGAACCAATTTCTTTTCACGCAAGGGCCGCGTCTATAGGTTCTCGGACGCGGACGTGATGGCCATTTGGGAAAGTATGCGATGCGTCTCTACCTCTATCAACGAACCCCGACGTCGAACTTCTACCTCCGCGGCACCGACGCCGAAGGTGGCAAGATCTTCGAGTCAACTAAAACTACTCACCGGCCGACCGCGGAAGCGAAGCGCATAAAGCGCGAGGGCGAGCTGTTGCAGGAGGTCGTCCACGGCAAGAAGGCTGTGGTGACCTTCGACGAGGCCGTCGTCTCCTACATCGCTGCCGGCGGCGACACCCGGTTTCTGGGCAAATACGACGAGGCTACCGGCGAGACCAGTGGCCTCACTGGCAAGCTGATGGGCGTCAAGCTGCGCACCATTACCCAGTCCCGGCTCGACGAGATCGCCCTGGAGCTGCTCCCTAACGTCCTGCCGGACACCCGGAACCGGCAGGTCTACACCCCGTTCGTGGCCGTCTGGAACCATGCGGTCGGCAACGAGTGGGCCGACTTCCGCAAGTGGCGGCGGCCGAAGAAGCCGAAGGGCACCCGGACCTTCAAGACCAAGAAGAAGCGCGTCGGCAGCTTCCCGACGACCTATGACCGGGCGGTCAAGTTTGTGACCGCCATGGCGCCGTCCAACGCCATCGTCATGACCATCCTGTTCTACACCGGGATGCGGCCGATCGAGCTGTTCCTGATGGACCGGGAGCAGGTCAGCGTCCCTAAGAGGTGGATCACCCTGCCGTCGTCCAAGACGGGCGAGCCCCGCGGCGTCCCGATGCACGAGTTCCTGGTCCCGCTGATGCGCGGACTGCTCAAGCGCAAGGACGGCACCAGGCTCGTCAGGACGTGGGAGGGCGAGCCCTGGACGGTCGTGGAGGGCAATGGCGGCCAGATGAAGAAGGGCATCAAGAACGCCCGCAGCCGCACCGGCATCCTCGACATCGCGCCCTACACGGCCCGCCATACGGTCTCTACCCAGCTCGTGGTCAACGGCATCCACGCCTACATCAAGGACCAGATCCTGGGACACGTCGTGGACGACACCAGCCACGATTACGTCGACGTCCCAGAGGCCGAACGGATCAGGGCGATCAACACCCTGCCGACCTTCAAGGAGTGGGCGGAGGCGCCCTGGATGACCGATCCACTGCGGTGGGAGAGCCAGCGGCTGAAGCCGTTGACGAAGAAGCAGAAGGCCAAGATGGTAAAATTGGCCTGAAAGTGAGGTGTGCAAAATGTGTGCAGCAATGACGAGAAGATCAGAATACACTATGTTTTAAGGGGTGAAATGAAATGGACCCGTGCCTTCACACGGGAGAGGTCCAAGGTTCGATCCCTTGTGCGCCCACCATTCTAAACCTCTGAAATCACTGACAAATCTCACGTCCGCCTGGTATACCACGGGGCTCCGAATACCCCTGAATACCAAGCACAGAACGTGAACATGTGTGCAAAAGTGTGCAATCGGTGTGCAGTCTGTTCTGCGTCCGTTCGCACCGGAGGACTTTTTCCATGACCAAAACCACCTATTTCGTGGCACTCGCTTTGGTGGCCATGACCAATACTCTCGCTTTCGCCGAGAGCCCCTATCCGACGCCGAAGGACGGTCGCGAGACCATCCGGCGGGAGGGCACCTGCCCGACCGGTTACGTCGGCCTGGGGTCCAAGTGCGAGGCGCTCCACCGTGACACACCCCGGGCCTACCCGAAGATCAAGGGCGCGCCCTGCCCGTCCGGGACCTTCGGCAGCGGCGACTATTGCAAGGAGTTCCGCTGATGGCCAAGGCCAAGCCGAGCCGGCGCGGGAACGCCGAGCTGCACGCCCAGGCGGTCGCCCTGTCCCTGCATCCCTGGAACAACTCCGTGGCCGACTGGATGGCCCTTGAGGAGGTCGTAACGCAACTGGGAGCCGCAGCACCCAAGGCGGCGAAGGAAGCCGTCGCGAGCTGGAAGCGCTCCATGAAGAAGCTCGAAAACCCCTGGACCGCAAGGGCGTGAAGCGTTGGGGCTCGCCGCTACGACGGCGGGCTCCGCTCCACCAATCAAGGACGAAGCGATGACGAATGACATGAAGGACTGGCAGCCGATTGAGACGGCTCCGACCGATGGGTCTGTGGTTGATCTCTGGATCGAGAGCGCCGGCCCGGATGCCGACCACAGCATGGTCAAGTTCTACTGCCCGGACGCCTTCCAGGTGAAGCGGGGCCAGCCGATGCTGCAGGGTCGCGTGACCGACGTGGCTTGGAAGCACCGCCCGCCGAACCTTCCGGGTTGGCATCCGTCCGGCGGACTCCCGCCTGGCTACGCTCTCTCGCCCGAGGTGAAGGCGACCCACTGGATGCACCGGCCGGCGCCGCCGAAGAGGTCGCGATGACGGAGACGTTGGATCTGTTCGCCGACCTGCCGGCAGCGAAGGAGGCTGGGCCGTCGCTCGACCTCTGCGCTCGGCAGATCGTCGTAGCGTCCCTGCTCTACTACCGGCACGACCACTCCTTTATGTCGGACCACGACTTCGACCACATGTGCCGGCGCGTTGCCGGAGCCTGGAGCGGCCTATCCCCGCTGCGGAAGTTCATGCTGGAGACGCCGGCCGCGATCCGGTCGAGCGGCTACCATGTGAAGGTCACCCACGCGGCTGAGAACGCCGCCTATGCGTGGATGCGACAGAACCGCGTCGAGCCTTCGCAGGTCGGCCGCATCAACAACTGGACCTTCGACACCACACACCAACTCCATTGGGCAGGACTGACCTCATGACCAAACTGCAAGCTCCCTGCAACGCCCAAGACGCCAAGCAGGTCGCAGAGTACTACCGCAACGTCTCCGAAGGAGATGTGGCAGTCGTTCGCAACACCCACGGGCATTTCCTCGAATACCGGCTCGACGAGATTACGGGCACCAACCCGAAGCGGGGCCGGGTCTATCTGAAACAGGAGGGCGCGTTCTATGCCAAGAACGGAAAGAACTGCTTTCACCCGACCGGGCAAGCAAACCTAGTGGTCCCGACGCCCGAAGTGCTTGCCTGGATCAAGGACCGAGGTGAAGGCCTTGGACGGCTCGTGTCCATGTCAGATGTCGACTACGACATCATCCCGCCTGGGCGGCGCGAGGAAGGATATCGACGTCCTCAGTCTGCACGCGACATCATCATGGGGATGGAGAGGAAGAAGTGAGGAAACGGGTCGCTTTCGTCTCGTGCGTCAAGACCAAGTCGACGACCACGGAGCTGGCCGAGCACCTCTACATCTCGCCGTGGTTCCGCATGGCGCGGGAGTGGGCCAGGCGGAATGCCGATCGTTGGTTCATCTTGTCGGCTGAGCACGGCCTGCTGTCGCCCAACACGATGGTAGACCCGTACGAGACGACATTAAACCGAATGCCGATCGGAGATCGTCGTGGCTGGGCGCGTGTCGTCGAGCTGCAGCTGCACGATTTCGGCTTGAAGGGAGATGTTGCCTTCGTCCTTGCTGGCGAGCGCTACCGCGAGTTTCTGATGGACAGATTCGCCGCCAGGTTCGATACCGTCAAAATCCCGATGGAAGGACTCCAGATGGGCGAGCAGCTCAGCTGGATGAAGAATGCACTTGGAGCTTAACGATGAAGAAAATTCTACTGATCGCCCTCGCCCTTGGCGTCACCCAGGCCAACGCAGCCCCTACCTACACCTACATGTGCAAGGATCATGGCCGCAAGCTGCCGGTGAAGATCGACGAGATGGCGAACACCCTGACCTGGAAGGGCGTCACCTACAGCATCAAGGTCAAGGAGGATTGCGGTAGGTATGGTTGGCACGCCGAGAAGGACGGCGTCGGGTTCGACTTCTGCACCGCCACGCAGGGCGTTGCCGACTTCGAGCTGAACGGGGTGAGCTACGACTGCGACATGAAGCGCTGATGCCGGCACCTCGAGTCTACAACATCCACCACGGCGATGCGCCGGCAGACGCGGTCTACATCGGCCGCGGCTCGCCATACGGCAACCGATTCGTCATCGGGGCTCACGGCGACCGTGACCAGGTCTGCAATCAGTTCGACTGCGAGCAGCTGCCCGACATTGACGTGTCGGCGCTCGTCGGCAGAAACCTGAAGTGCTACTGCGCGCCGCACCGCTGCCACGGCGACTCGATCCTGCTGAAGGCCAACTTCCGCGTGGTCGTGTTCGGTGGTCGCAACTATGCCGCCAGAAGCACGCTGTATCACGGTCTGGACGCGCTCCATGCGCGTAGACGGATCACATGCATCGTTGAGGGGGAAGCGTCTGGAGCCGACAGGCTGGCTCGCAAATGGGCTGAGGACCGCGGTGTCGAGTTTGATCCATACCCGGCCGACTGGGACAACATCGATCGGCCGGGCGCAGTGGTGCGAAAGAACAAATACGGCAAGCTCTACGATGCTCTCGCCGGCCACGTACGCAATGAACAAATGCTAAGAGAAGGTCGCCCGCAGTTCGCGGTAGCGTGTCCCGGTGGCTCGGGCACGAACGACATGACGATCAGGTGTTTGGAGTTCGGCCTCTCCCCTGTAAGCATTGCAGAAATCGCATCCTGAGTAATTCCGGGATGCCGATTGCGACGAGGATGTTCATTGAGGCAAACGCCAGCTCTCCGGCGGTCGGGATCGAAAAGCTTAGAATCGGCTCAACACCGATGAAGTTGAAGACGATCGTGGCGATGGCTGCGGCAATCAATGCGTACCGCTTGCCGAAAGCGACCGCGACGGCGCAGACGCCAACCGTCAGCATCACATCGACCTGCTTCGGGAAGCACATCATCTCCATAATATAGGAGAGCGGGGCTGCCACGCAAAAAGCTGTCAAGGCGAAGGTCAGGTAGCTGATCCTATACGCCCCAGGCCGAACCCGTGTCGCTGGCGGGTCAGAACTCGACGGCACCGACTCCGGGCCGAACGTGTCGAGATCAATCGCCGAGCTGCCGGTAAACCATGCTGGCTCGGCGCCTTTCTCCAGCGACAGCCAAAGATCGTCGATGGCCTCGTAAAGGCGGCGCTGCGTCGTGGATACCAGGATGCAGTCTTCATCGCCGGACTTGGCAACGTATTTGTCGCCAACTCTGGCAATGAGGTAATTCCGGTAGATGGTCGTCATCGCAGTCCTCAGGCAGCAGCCCGCGCGGGCACGCCCACCAAGGGGCCCAAAGGGAACGACGACAAGACCTCCGAGGTCCGATCCACCACCAGCATTGCCTCTGACGCCGCGTCGATATCGACGAGATCGGTCTCACCGAAGAGCCACGTCGGCGCCGGTACAGTTCCCTCCAACGCATTCCACATCGTGTCGACCGCACGGGTCAGTCGAAGCAGGTGCTTGGATCTGAGCTGGAGCGGTTCCCCATCCTTCGAGGCAGCGACGAAGGCGCTCCCGTCATGGCTGATTTCATAGGAGCGGTATTCGAAGGTGGTATGCATTTTCGTTATTCTCATTTTCTCCCGGCCCCCAAGGCCGTGCTCTTGGGCCAGTGTGCTAACGAGGTTTGCATCAAAATGCAAGTACCGTTTCGGTTCCGTAGAAATACTGGGACGCCCGGGCCAAGTCTGAAAACCACTACAATCCCCGCTGTATCATTTGAATAAACGTTCACCTGGGAACCTGCAACTTCTTCCCAACAAGAACTTGATTTCTGCCTCCATTTGCTTTAATGCAAACGACAGAATGCAAACGCAAGGGGGATTTCGACTGTGTTCCGTGCAGCCGTAAGATCGATTTTTCAGCGGGTATTGCCTGTTTTCCGGGCGCCGCAGCAGCCCACGCTTTCGGTCAGCATTGCTGACCAACTGACAACTCAAGTTGTTTCTGAACAGACATATTTGCCCTCGCCGATGGCGGCGAAGGTGAAGCGGTTCCGCAGGACGAACCGAGAGATCGAGCTTGGCCTGTCGGTCGAGGAGGCCATAGCTGCGCGCGGCAATCCCCAGATTTCGGAGAAGGCCCCAGAGGCGCAGGCTGTGAAAGCCGCCAAACCCGCCAACAATAAGGCATCGGCAAAGCGGTTCCGGCGGACCCCGGCCGAGATCGCTGCTGGCCTGTCGATCGAGCAGGCAGCGGCGGCCCGCGGCGTCTCGCTGCCCGGCAAGCCCAAGAAGATCTACGTCGAGCGCAAGGTCGAGCTGAAGCCGCTGGCGAGCACCGACCTGATCACGACGCTCTCCCCGCGCATCCAGCGTCGGGCCAACGTCATGACCACGATGCGCCGTCGCGGCGTTCAGGGCGGGATCAGCACGGAGATGCTCGATCTGGTCGCAGAGGCTGTCGCGGCCGGCAAGGTCACCAAGTGCGAGCCGTTCATCGACAGCGATGGCTTCAACCACTTCACGCAGGAGGACTCCAAGTAATGAGGGTCCACCACAAGAAGTCCTGGACCCACTTCTTCCAGGCGATCAAGGCCGGCCGCAAGCTCCATGACGTGCGTGAAGATGAAGGCTTCCAGATCGGCGACGTGCTGGTTCTCCAGGAATACGACAACATCAACGGCGCCTACACGGGCGAGGAGATCAACGTGGAAGTCACCTACATCACCAACCGGACCGTGCCGTGCGCCTTCTCCAGCGCCGTCCTGTCGCCGGGATACTGCATCCTGAGCCTGAAGGTGGTGTCGTAATGGCGAAGTGGGATCACGACGACCTCCGCAACAAGGCCGACCAAGTCTACCCGATCCAAAAGGATGAGCCCAAGCCGACTCAGCGCACCCAGCTTTGGTGGGACCAGTATTTCCTGGGTCTCGCCAGGTCGGTCTCGGCCGCATCGAAGGACCCGAGCACGAAGGTCGGCGCCGTCATCACGCGCCCCGATCGGACGGTCGCGTCGCTCGGCTACAACGGCTTCCCCCGAGGCATCGCCGACACCGACGAGCGGCTAACCAACCGCGAGATCAAGTACGACCTCGTGATCCATGGCGAGATTAACGCCATCCTGACCGCCCGAGAGCCGTTGCACGGCTACACGCTCTACACCTGGCCGTTCCTGACCTGCAAGCGCTGCTCCTTGCACGTCGTCCAGACCGGCATCACCCGCGTCGTGGCGCCCGAGCTGCCCGATGAGCTGAAGGAGCGGTGGAAGGACTCCCTCGCTGAGGCGCAGGCTATCTACGACGAGGTTGGTGTGACCTGCGATCTGATCGACACGACCAAGCCAGCGGAGTTCTGATGAAACTGAGCGAGTGGCCGCTGCCCTACGTCAGGGTCAAGTGCGCCGGCTGCGATCGAGAGGGCCGGATGAAGATCGACGGCCTGATCGAACGCTTCGGCCCGGATCGCGAGATGTTCGTGGTCCGGGAGAAGCTCACGGAGCCCGGGTGCAAGCGACCTGACAAGAAACAGCCCTGCATGTCGACCCTGCCGGACGCCCTGCTGGTGCAGGCGATCATGCAGACGGACGAAACCAAGGTGATCGATCAGCGGCTTCTGGTTGAGGCTCGCGAGTGGAAAGAGAAGTTGGGGAAGTGATGTTCGATAGACTGCTGAAGCGCTTCAAGCGCCGGAACATGTGCGCCACGAAGCGCCGCGCGCTCGAAATACTCGAGAGCGACAAGGTGTCGGCCGTCGAGGTGACCGAGAGCTACGGCTCGGGCATCGTCGTCTACGGGATCAGAGCTGTGGAGAACCACGGCGGGCCTCGTCGTGCCCGGAGGCTTGCTTGAATGCAAATCTCTCCGTTCCCCATCATGCCGGCACCTGCCTTCAACCTCGCTCCGTTGAAGGAGAACCACTACGGCCTCGCGAAGATCGATCCGCCGTGGACATTCAAGACCTACTCCGACGCCGGAAAGGGCAAGTCGGCTGAGCAGCACTACGACTGCATGACGCTCGAAGACATCTTCGATCTCGATGTCCAGCGCCTTGCTCACCGCGACGGCATGTGGGTGTGGCTCTACGCCACCGCCCCGATGTACGACGCCGCCCGCGAGTGCTTCCGCCAGTGGAACGTCACCTACGTGACCCAAGGGGTCTGGGTGAAGATGGTGAAGGACATGAGCCGGCCGACGTTCGGCACCGGCTACGTGCTCCGCAATTGCCATGAGCCCTTCCTGATCGGGAAGATCGGCAAGCCGCGCATCCACAGCCGCAACATCCGATCCGCGATCCTTGAGACGCGCCGAGAGCACTCCCGCAAGCCCGAGCAGGGCTACGTGGATGCCGCAAAGATGGCCGGGCCATATCCGAAGGCCGACATCTTCGCCCGCGTGCAGCGCCCCGGCTGGGACGCCTGGGGCAACGAGATCACCAAGTTCGACAACGACAACAACCCAGCAGCAGAGGTGGAAGCAGCATGAGCCAAGAGATCACCAACATCACCGTCCTGCAGGCGGGCCCCATCAGCTTCACCGCCATCAAGATCGAGAACGAGGGCGAAAAGCCCCAGATCAAATTCCGAATGGTCTTCGGGGACGTTGTCCTCGCAGACATGGGTGAGCAGGCCGCGCGCCTGTTCGCCTCCCAGGTCCAGCAGACCCTCGCTCGCGAATACGACGACGAGTGGACCCGTCTGCCGACCTACGCAGCCGTAGAGGCTGATCGTCGCGACGTCGCTGCACGTCGCCAATCCAACGAGGCGGCATCGCAGGCCGGTTGGCCCGACCACCTCGCATAACAGGAGAGTATCTTGAGAAAACTGACCACGGCGCTCATCGGCGCCGCGATCCTCGCTGCGACCTTTTCAGCAGCTGAGGCCCGCCCCCGGCACCACCATCACCAGGCCCGCGTAGCCAAGATCAACGTCACCGCTCCCCAGGAGCAGTCGTTCTTCGGCGGACTCCACTCTGGCTTCCAAAGCGGCTTCAACGCCGGAGTCGGCACTGTCGATCGCGCACGCCAGTTCCTCGGCGAGACCGCCCACCAGGTTGGCGTTCGCAGCACCCTGTGGTGCTCGGCATTCCTCCGCAAAGTCACGGGCGCCAACGATGTCGATGACCGCGCTCTCTCCTGGGAGAAGCACCAGCACGTCGCTCCGCAGGTCGGCGCTGTCGTGACGATGGGCCGCCGCGGCGGCGGGCACGTCGGCGTTGTCTCGGGCTTCACGGCCAAGGGAGACCCGATCGTCATCAGCGGCAACCACGGTGGCCGCGTTCGCGAGGCAGTCTATTCCCGCAGCCGCATCCGCGCGTGGGTTTCCCCGACGTGACGGTTCCGGTCAGCGAACGAGAGCTGAAAGCTCTCCGCGCGCTTGGCCAGGTCTACGCGGACGACGGGGCCAATTTCCTGTCGTTCCGCGGGATCGCCCAGCGGTCGAGCCTCGACAAATCGCATGTTCGTCGTGCGGTGCGAGCCCTTGCACGAAAAGGCTTCGCCGAGTTCGGCAAGGGACTCTGGGACGAAGATGGTCCGAGAGGCGCCGGTTACTGCTGCACGCACGACGGCATGACGCTGCTCCAATACGTCGGGGAGACCGAATGATGGAGTCGCGTGAAGCACGGCTGCGGATCGTCGCCAACGGCAAATGCAAGGCATCGCCGCGTCACTTCGAGAACAGGACCAAGTACGTGCCGACAGTTGGCGGCATGGTCTGCCAGCTCTCGGAGGAAGAAGAGGACTGCTACCCCACGAGCAAGAAAGCCATGGCGGCAGCAGAGGAGTTCCGCGACGAGGCGCGGAAGAAGCTTTGGGATGAATTTGGAGGTGGAATTTGAGTCTGTCTGATGGGGCCGCCTACGAGCGGGAATTTGGCGCTTTGCATGAAGCTGAGGCGCGGCTGCAGGCCGACCAGTGGGACGAGAAGACCCGCGGCAAGAAGATGTCCGACGTCGAAGGCCTCACGATCTTCAAATACCAGATGCCGGTGCTGGAGCAGTTCACGATGAAGCTGCCAAAGGGCGCGAGGATCCTGCGCGTCGCTGACCAAGGCGGCATGTTCTGGCTCTGGGCAATGGTACGGACCGATGCTCCGGACGAGGAGCGCAAATTCCGAGCGTTCAAGTGCGGCGGGAAAATCCCCGATGGCCTTCAGCTCGACTACGTCGGGTTCTGCGCCGTCTTCGTGCAGCAGGAGCTGGGCCTCTACATCTTCGAGGAGATCAACTTTGGCAAATAAGCTCTACGGAAGCGCCCCGGTCGATCTCGGATACGTCGGACTCTCCCCGAAGGAGATGATGTTCTGGATGTACTGCCCCATCAAGCTTCCGGGGCGGTGGGAGCCGATCTATCCGGACAACCTGCGTCAGTTCGATGAGCTGGTGTTCCAGGCCTACTTCGACTGCGATCGCGAGCGTTGGCGCGACAGCTACGTCTATCTGACCGCCAAGACGCTGTGGGTGTCGAAGGATAATCCGGGCAACCGTCCGGGCTGGCATTCCGATGGCTTCATGACGGATGACCTGAATTACATCTGGTCGGATCGTTGCGGCACGGAGTTTTGGGAGCCGGCAAAGCTGATCCCGTTCACCCAGGATCACCACCGGTCGTTGGGCGAGATGGAGTATGCGGCTGCCTATGCTCCGCAGTACACCCGGACCTATGGCGACAAGCACCTGCTGCGCCTGGACGAGTCCGTCATCCATCGCGTGGCCGCAAACCTAACGTCCGGCATGCGGAGCTTTGTGAAGATCTCGGTCTCCCGCTCCCGCTACGACCTGGAAGGCAACTCGGTCAATCACGCCTTCCCGGAATGGCCGACCGTGCCCCGCGGAGTCGAGCGCAACCACACGACATCGGAGGCGTGATGGGCATCCACATCAGCCTCTATCGCAACACCTGCGAGGATCACCCGGATTGGGACTTCGTTCGCCACTCCGGCGACAGCCAATTCCCGGCCGTGCTCAGGAACTGCCGAACGATCACGAAGCCAGGAGACGAGGACATGGTCCGCCCGACCTTCGTCGACCAGCTCCGCGCCGGCATCAGGGAAAGCAGCCTGGAGCAGCCCGATCGCTTCCTCCACCTCTGCGATCTGCTCGAACGCGACACCGACTACTGGATCTATTTCGGATACTGACATGCCAATTCGCTACCAAAAGTTCATCAGGAGGCAGGACCTGCGCAACAACCGGGACACCTTCTACGTCTTCGGCGACAACATGCAGCGCATTGGCTACGGCGGCCAGGCGCGAGAGATGCGTGGAGAGCCGAACGCGATCGGCGTCGTGACCAAGTGGGCGCCGAGCAACGACAACACCGCCTTCTTCGCCGACAACGAACCCGACTGCTGGGCTCATGTCGGATTCGATCTGGGAAAGATCGACCACATTCTCGCAGTCGGTCACACCGTCGTGGTCCCGGAGGACGGGATCGGGACCGGCCTGGCGCAGCTCCCGCGCCGGGCGCCGAAGCTCGATCGCTTCATCAAGGCCTGGTTCAAGGAGCGCGCGGCATGAAGTGGCTCTGCTGGATCATCGGGCACTGGAACGTCTACGAGCCGTGGAGACAGAGCAGCCGTGGCTGGGTGCGGGCCAACACCTGCTCCTGTTGCGGAAGGGTCGACCACTGGCAGTTCAGCCGCACGACCTTCAAACCCTTGGACGTATCATGAGCAGCTGGACGCAGTTTAACGACCGGAACGTCATGAGAGCCGAGGAGGTCCAGCACCGCTTCGGCAGGAAGCTGAAGTGGTGTCCGTTCTGCAAGTCTCTGCACGTCGGGCTCTACATGGGCCCTCACCCGCACGTCACCTGCCTCGCCTGCGGAGCTGATGGTCCGCTGTCAAAGCGGGTAGGACCCGAGGACTATTACCACCGACACATCACCGCGGTTGAAAGATGGAATCTGGCAGCATGAGAGAGACAGTTTACGGATACCCCCTCGTCGACGTGATCACCATCCTGGGGTTCATGGGCTACGAGGTGCGCCACAAGACCGAGGGCAAGCGCAAGCTGGAGTTCGGCCGCACGCACCCGCTGCCCCGTGGTGATGAGGAGTTTAAGAAGGAGGCCTTGGAGCGCATCCGGCAGCAGATCACGCTGGATGACCTGCGGTTCGAGACCGAGCGGCTCCGGGACATGCCAAAGGGCTTTCTCCCGGACAAGATCTCGCGTGCCACCCTGCGTATTTTCTGACGCGGCGCAGCAAACGGTGGGGGGTCTAGTCGAAATACTTGCTGGACCCTCTTTCCTCGCTCTTGAAAAGGAGTATGTCACCCGGCCCGCCACTAGGAATCCAACCTATGACCTCTCTTCAGATTCGCGCCTTCCTCGAAGAAACTGCCTGCCATGACACAATCATGGCGGCTCGCCGGCTCGGACGCTCGCCCTTCCACGCCCTGGACACGCTGATCACCGACCGCTTCGGCAATCTGTCGCACGGGCAGCGCCGGCTATTCGGCAAGGAGATTCGTGCGTTTGTCGAGGCAATCGGCGGACGGCATGTGCGGACTGGGGTGCGGGCCGTGAAGCCGCAGGTCACCGCACCCTCCATCTACGCCTGATCGTCCTACAAGCCCTTCACCAGCTCCCGCACGTCGACCTGGGGCTGGTTGCTTCTGACGGGACCGGTCGGCTTTAGCTCTCCGGTCGCCCGCTGAACGAAGATCTTCCCGATCTCAGCCCATATCTGCTCCGGGGTGATGACCTCTGCGTCACCCCGGGTCAGCTTCATGTTGATGAGGCGCGCTTCCGCTTCTGCCATTCTTCAATCTCCAGTTCCAGTTTCCTCGTGCGGCGAAGCAGCTCGGTGACCTGAGCCCGCAAGCGCACCTCGAATGACGGCTCCGGCTCAGGGTCTGGCAGCGCATAGGCGCAGTCGGCGCAGATGATTGCCCGCTTGTCGCCGATGAATGTCTTGTCCTCGCGCTCCTTGCACCCGGCGCCGTGACAGTGGTTCAGGTAGGACCCTGGCGCCCAGCCATATCGCTGGGGCCTATGGTCCTCTGTCCATTGAAGCCCGGCCATTAGCGGCCGAGTCCCGTAGCCAAGGCGAGCCCGGTGGCTGCCGCGAGTGCCTTCTTGGAGTTGGCGAAGCTCGTCAGCTGCTTCTGCTTGAAGTGCTCTGCCATGGCCTTGTCCAGGTCGGCGTAGAGCGTCTCCATGCTCCCGTCGTTGTGGATGACGAAGTCCGGCCGGATCAGGTCGATTCGCTCGCTCGGATGCACGCCCCACATGATGCCAAGCTTGTCGTAGAGGAACTCGCCGAACTTGCCCCAGCTGAACTTCGCCGGCTTGGTGCCCGGACGCTTGATCATGATCACGACGCCGCCCAGGCTGCGGATGGCGCTGGCCTCATTCGGGAAGCGCACGGAGTCGTTCATCACGGACTCGCCGTCCGCAACGCCGGCAGCCCAGGTGTCAGCCCACAGATCCTCGTTGATCAGCTGGCGGCCCCACTCGGTGCCCAGGGTGATCTGCGCGTAGCGCGAGGTCACTCCCAGCTCCGGGATCATCGACTCCTTGAGATCACCCTCCAGGTAGCGCGTGATCATGTCGCTCGACATGCCGTTCGCTTGCAGCAGCACCGCGAGCATGGCCCGCAGCGGCTCGGCGATGTGCTTACGCCGCACGCCATACTTCTTCTCCAGGTACAGCGCCGCCGTCGTCTTGCCCGACTGTGCGAAACCCGAGAGGCCGATAACCGTCATTGCAATCTCCTTTGCATTCAAACAAACGTTCAGGCAGCAAGCAGCTGCCGGGTGACATCGATCGCGTCCCACAGCGTCGGGACACGGAATCCGATCCGGTCGTTGAGCATCGCGTGCTCGTGCGGATTGCCGGTCTCCTCGATCGCGCAGACGATCGGGATGCCGCTGAGGTCGGCCCAGGCGATTTCCATCACCGTGCCGATCGAGACCTTCGTGGCTCCCAGCAGGTTCACCAGCAGGACGTCGCAGCGCGTTGCGTCCCAGCGGTCCCGGACCGTCAGGCCCTTCGGCATCGACATCGGCGACTTGAAGCGCGCGGTCTCCTTGGCTGCGTCCGTGAAGACACCAACCTCTTTCAGGTGCTCCTGCTCGCGCAGGGGCGAGAGCGCCTTGATCCCGAACTGGCCCAGCTCCGCTTTTGCGTGCTGCCGCCAGTCGGTGGCGCCCTCGAAGTTCAGGCCCGAGATCGGCCCAGCGAGATAGACAAGCATCGAATCCTCCTTTTGCATTCGTGCAAGCGATCAGGCAGCCAAAGACGTCGGCGCCGGCACGCGGATAACCCTCCGGCCCGGCCGCCATTTGCCCTTCTGGAGCGTCAGCAGCGAGCGCTTGCCGTCCGGATACTGGATGATCACGGTGACCGCCCAGCCCGAAAGGCCCTTGTTGTAGCCGTGGCGCAGGTTCAAGACGCCGGCCACATACACGCCCTCCATGATCTCGGGGCTGTGCTTGTCGCCGATCGACATCTTGCGCCCTGCCCGCGCGAAGCCGGCCACGGTGCCCTTGGCGCCGTTCGCTCCGCGGAAGCCGTGGTTGCCGACCTCGATGCCGTCGATCAGGTGGCTGTAGCCGTCATGGCACCAGACAACCTGCTCGCCGAGCTGCGGATACTTCATCCGGATGGCGTGTTCGAGCAGCGAGAACCGGGGCACCGGCCTGTCGTTGTCGAGTGCATGCGAGCGCCTCTCGACGTAGTCGAGGTACGCCTCTTCCAGCTGGAGGCCGTAGCGGACGTTGATGCCGTCGTTCCGGTAGCGCGCCTCGCGGGCGTACTTCTCCAGCGCGATGTCGTGGTTGCCTTCCGCAACGACGAAGGTTCGCCCGCCGACCGTAACCATCGGCAAAACGCCCTCGCCGATCGCCGTCAGCAAGAACTGACCGCACTGGTCGACTTCCTGCTCCACGCTGTCGCGGCCACGGATCGCCATCTCATAGCTGTAGGCATTGTCGTGGACGTGGTGATGGTTCCGCGCCTCGTTGTCGAAGATGTCGTGACCGATGATGTTCTCGGGATCGAGAACGTCGACCATGCTGTTGCGGAGCTGCGCCCTGCCGCCACGCATGTCCCATCCGAAGATGGCCATGCAGTTGGTCTGGTCGATCTTCCTGACGTGGATGTCCGGCATGGTGATAGCGCGGACCCGATGGCCCGTGGTCACCTCAGCGTTCGCCACGTAGGCGTCGAGGTCATAGAACGCACCCGTGTGATCGTCGGCCGTGATCTGCCGGCAGAAGACGTCGCCGTCCTCGTCGAACTGCACCAC